CTTTAAAATTTCTCCACTGAAAACTTTTTCAAAATGCCTTTTTTACATGCATAGCTTTTGAGAGGTTGCTGAGGTGCGTGCCTACAGCGTTAACTCCTTTCTTCTGCAAGTGTTCAGTATAGTACCTCCTAAAATCTATATTATGACGCCTCAGCAGCTTCTCAAAGGCCATGCAAACACACTAGAAAGGGGTGCTAACATATATGGGAAGAAGGAAAACCCGGGATAATCCTGGCGATTTGCTGGCAAACGAGCCGCAAACACATCCTGATTTTTCTGGGGCAGCAGTCGAGAAGCGCTTGATCGGCAAAGCATACGCCGAAGCAGAGCGTAGATTGGACGATGGTACCGCTTCTTCAGAGATGATCTGCTTGTTTCTAAAGATGGGATCGTCTAAACAGTATCTTGACGACCAAAAAGCAATTCTGGATCTCGAATACACTAAGGCTAAGACCGAAATGATTAGAGCTCAGAAGAGAAACGAGGAGCAATTCGCTGAAGCGATGGCGGCAATGCGCTCTTATCAAGGACTTGATGATGAACTTGAAGAATTATAGAGAGCTCGTTACGTTGACGACTTTTGAGGATAGGCTGCGATATTTAATGACCAGGCAAGTCGTTGGGGATAGCATCTGGGGATCCAGAAGACGGTATAACCAACTGCTATATACTTCGCCCGAATGGAAAGCGTTCAGACAACGAATAATCATTCGCGATAACGGAAACGATCTTGCGATGCCTGGTTATGAACTGCACGGAGGCCTACTTATACATCACATTGTTCCGATAACACTAGACGACATAATCTACCATCGGCCTTGTGTGTTTGATCCGAACAACGTGGTACTCACTTCTGTGGCGACTCATAGAATCATTCATTACGAAAAAGACGGCAGCTTCTTAGAACTATCAGAAGATCGTCATCCAGGAGACACAAAACTATGGTGATGAAAGAAAGTATATTCGAGTCTGTTAAAGACTACCTTGGGCCATCCGACGAGGATGATCATTTCGATGGGCAGATTATGGAAGCGATCAACGCGACGTTCCAAACTCTGCACCAGCTTGGTGTTGGGCCTAAGGAAGGCTTCTACATAGAAGACCGAGAAAGACCTTGGTCTGATTATATGACCGACGGCATGTTCCTTCATTCCGTGAAGACATATATGTGCCTGAAGGTCAAAATGGCGATTGATCCTCCAACGTCATCGTTCGTGCTTGAGTCCATGAAAGAACAGTGCAAGGAATTCGAGTGGCGGAATTATTCCGACGCTGAGTTTCCTGCCTGGAAATAGCTAGGTGCTGTCCAACACAGCTGTTCCGAAATACTACGGCCGGTTTCGTCAGAAGGTTCTTCTGGGTTTAATTCCTGTTAACAAAGAGATCTCTTTGCAGATGAACCGTATCGACGAGCTTATTCGCAACCCAAAATACTTCTACGACGGATCTGTTGTCGAAGGATGGATTAAATTCTGCGAGAACGAGTTAACCCTTACTGATGGCTCAGAGTTCATAATGCTCGATAGCTTTAAGGTTTGGGGTGAAGACTTATTCGGCTGGTATGAGTTCGAAGAACGGCAGGTGTGGGCTCCGAACGGTCTTGGTGGAGGACGAGGCTGTTATGTGCCTAGAAAAATTAAGAAACGTCTGCACAACAAGCAGTTTCTTATCGTAGGACGTGGCGCTGCAAAGACACTGTTCGATACCTGCGTTCAGGCGTACGGCGTTATTGCGGATCCTACCACGACAGACGGTGTTACAACTGCCCCGACGATGAAGCAAGCAGAAGAAGTCCTCGGGCCTTTGAAGACAGCTATGACCAGACAGCGCGGTCCTGTCATGAAATTGCTTACAGATGGCGAGATCATGAACACCAGGGGCAGCAAGGCCATGCGTCAGAAGCTTGCTTCAACCAAGATAGGAATACAGAACTTCTTAACCAATTCCAAGATTGTAGTGATGCCGATGGACATTGACAAGCTGCAGGGCTTGCGCTCGAAGTATAACACTGTTGACGAATGGCTGTCTGTAGACATCAGAGAAGATCCGTTCACAGCAATTGAACAGGGCGCTTCTAAGATTAAGGACTACATTATTCTCGGGACAAGTTCCGAAGGTAACGTTCGTAACGGTCCTGCCGATACGCTCAAAATGGAATTGACTAAGATTCTAAAGAATGAGTACAAGAATGACCACGTTTCTATCTGGTGGTATAAGTTGGACGATGTGTCCGAAGTTGCGAATCCCGATATGTGGCCTAAGGCCAATCCTAACATCGGCATCACCGTAACTTACGAGACATATCAGCGAGATGTTGAGAGAGCAGAGCACAACCCTGCAACCAGAAACGAAATTCTGGCCAAGCGTTTCGGCATACCGCTTGAAGGGTACACGTATTTCTTCACATTCGAAGAAACCCACGTACATCCACACCGCCAGTTTTGGCAAATGCCATGCGCGCTTGGGGCCGATCTATCACAAGGAAACGACTTCTGCGCGTTTACTTTTCTATTCCCACTTCCCAATGGAGCATTTGGCGTTAAAACCAGAAGCTATATTTCAAGCACCACTTTAACTCGTCTGCATGCATCTTTGCGAGATAAGTATCAACGATTCATGAACGAAGGCACTCTTGTTGTTTTAGACGGAGTTGTTCTTGACATGGATGTTGTGTACGACGATCTCGACAATTACATAGAGAAGTCCGAGTACACCGTGATGTGTCTTGGCTATGATCCTTACAATGCGCAGCATTTCGTCGATCGATGGTGCACGGAGAATAGCCAATTCGGTGTTGAAAAAGTTATACAGGGCGTTAAGACCGAGTCCGTTCCGTTGGGTGAGTTGAAGCTACTTGCCAGCGAACGGGCTTTGCTTTTCGACGAGGAACTTATGTCGTGGACAATGGGAAACTGTGTCGTGCAGCAAGATACTAACGGGAACCGAAAGATTCTTAAGAAACGTCGCGAACAGAAGATCGATAACGTTGCGGCTCTCATGGATGCATGGGTCGCGTACAAGATTAACAAGGACGCATTCGAATAACCGGAGGTCAAAATGGAAGGAACTTTCTATCCGGCTAACGACTATCGCTTTTACCTTGAGCACCATGGCGTTAAGGGCATGAAGTGGGGCGTTAGACGGTATCAGGAACGCACGTCGAATTCTGCAAGAACATTCTTTAGAAATCGAAGACGCAATTTTCGCAACATGCAAAACTATCACGCCCTTCGTCGCGATGCTCGCGAAAAGTATGATCTCGATAATCTGAGAGAGCAATCAGAGAACGAGAAGATGCACAACGAAGCGACTCGGAACATGATCGATCGCGAAATGCGGGACGTTTATGGTTCCAATACTAGCCGCTACGTGTCAAGAGATTATAATCCGCACGGCACACAGCGCACACAGCGTTATGAAAAAGCAGTAAACGATGCCGAAAAATACGTCCACGATACGTTTATTGAAAAGTATGGTGAAGAACGGTATGCGCAGGCAAGAAAAAGCTCTGCTGTATATAGCGGCTTGGCTGCAGTTACAACGCTTGGAGCGCTTATAGGATTGACCATTGCGGCTGACAAAATCCAATAGAGTTATGGAGAGTAAGCTGATGAACAATACTTTCTATCCAGTTAATGACTACCGGAACTATCTTGCCCATATCGGCAATGAGAATTCCGGAAGATACCCGAGAGGCTCCGGAAAGAATCCTTTTCAACATGTTGGCGGGCGTAAGCACTATACAGAACTTGGCGGATCTAATGGCTCATCCGGTAAATCGTCAGTAGATTTCGACAAAATGTTTACACCCACTTTGAAAGCTGGAAAGGATAAAGCTCCGATCTCTCCTGCGCAAAAGACCGTGCAGCATACAGATCAAATCATACAGAATACTTCTAGCATCGTGCAGACTGCACAGACTATGAGCGGTAATAAGCGAGTCGATACTAAAAGCCTAACGGATGACGAATTAAATACTGCTGTAAAGCGACTTCGTCTCGAAGCAGAGTATCAGCGATTGACTGAACAACTCGATGTTGATGACGGGTTCGATAAAACTATGGAGATTCTTTCTATAGCCGGAGCCACTGTGGGAGTTGTCGGCGGCGTCGTCGGAATCATATCGACTTTGAAAGGAATTGGACAATGAACAACACTTTCTATCCGGCTAACGACTATCGCTTTTACCTTGAGCACCATGGCGTTAATGGCATGAAGTGGGGCGTTAGACGGTATCAAAATCTCGACGGATCCTTGACGGCTGCTGGACGAGCTAGACAAAATTCAGACTCGCCAAGCCAGAATGCACGTTCAGCTCGCGCAGAACGAAACAAGAAAATCGTTAAAGGCGTGGCTATTGCAGCCGGGGTTACTGCTGTTGTGGCTGGAACATACTTCGCGCACAAGTACCTTAAAGGAACGATGGCTGAGGCCGAAGCAATTATGAGCGATGAAAAATCAAAGCAGGTTGCTTCGTGGATGACCGCGTTTCTTAAGCAAGAAGACGTTACGTCAAAAGCGCGGGAATCTTTCGAGCGTGCGGTTGACGACTATTATCGTCCGCAATCCTCTCGTCCAAGTTGGTGGTCTGCGCGGGAAGCAAAAGAATCTTTTGAGAATTCTCGCAGTTACAAAGAAGCCGCGGAGAAGGATTTAAAGAATCTGAAGAGCCGAATGGAAAAAGCGGATAAAACTATATCGGCGAATATGTCTAACAAGAACGTTCGGCGCGCTGCGCAGAGAGAAATTATAAAGCGCGATCTCAAGCAGGCAAAATTAAACATGGAGCTTGCTAAACGAACAGCTCAGAAGAGACCTTTAGATCAGGTTTCTAAAGACTGGGCGAGAGCTATGATCAATGAACCGGCAGACAGTAGAATACGTAGCTTAGCACTCGCTGGAGAAGAGTATTTGAAAAACCGTTCCTGGTAAAGGAGATACTGGCATATGAACAATACTTTTTATCCGCCCAATGACTATCGCCTATACCTCGAACACCACGGCATTAAAGGCATGCGGTGGGGTATACGGCGATGGCAGGATCAAAATGGAAGATATAACGCTGCCGGGCGTGAACGATACGGCATTGGCGATGGTCGCGAATACGTTGGTGTTCGGCCTATGACTCGGCAAGTTCGTGCACCGGCTGTTGTTAGACGAGCCATGCCTAGACCTGTCGCAGCGAGACCAATGGCTAGACCGCCGCACAGAGTTTCTATACCGGAGGCCCGTCAAGCAATTCAAAATCGCGTTTCTTCAACTGCTAATCGGGCACGGGATATTGCGGACAAAGTTAGCAACACTTCTTTATCGGATGCCAAGAAGTATGTGGAAACATACGCATTTGGTAAAAACACGGTTGACACATATCTAAAAACAAATGTTACTCTCTCGAGAATTCAGTCCAACGATACATTTGAAAATTTCGCATTCTACGCGACATATAAACGCCACGATGTTAATGAATACGCTGGCCTATTCGGCAAGAACTTGATGAACAGAGCTAACGCCGCCGCAAAGCAAGCTGAGAAGTTGGCTAAGAAGACGGGGCTTGACGAAGACTTGCAGAACGCAAAAGAACTGCGAGATAAGGCTGACAGCATGAAGATTTATCAGCTAAAGATCGGAGCTACGAAGAAACTTAAAATTCCTAGCGATGAAAATGCTGGCAATGTGGTTGGCGATTTGTTGAAGGATGCAGACTTCAGGAAAAACTTATCGCTCTCGATTGATCATTCGAAAGAGATTATGCGTCGACCTACTCAGCAGGCGTTGTTCCGTGATGCGCAGTCTATTCTTCAAAAGCGCGGTACACTCACAAATGCTGAGAAACAGACACTTTATAAAGCTTTGAATTTGTCGTTAACCAACCACAATGATTACGGGTATGGCGCGCTCGTTGACATTAATGACAAAGAGTACAGCAGCTATCATGCGCATCGCCCGATGATCATATTCGATACCGATTCTGTTAAATTGCAGTCTTCGGCTCAGATGAAACCGAAGACTATCGAACGGCTTAATGCGGTGTATAACACTGAGCGAATACTTAAAGACATACCTGCGAACGTCATGGGCGTTCCCAAGAAGTATGGTGAAACGACCATAAATATAGCCCGCAGAACTGTTGAATCCGCGTACAACGAATATTTAGGAAAGGGACGATGATATGGCCATATTGGACTGGATCCAGCATGCCTGGAACGCGTTTAAGTCAAGAGAGCCTACCACACGTGGATACGGACCGTCTATTGGCGGATACGGCTACATACCAACGCGGAGGCGCTTGACTGGGGGTAACGCTAAATCTGTCGTCGCTCCCATTTACAACAAAATAGCGATAGACTGCGCGATGATCGATATCGAAGAAGTGCGTCTTGATCAAAATGATCGTTACGCTGAAACTGTTAAATCCGGTTTGACCAACTGTTTGAAGTTGGATGCTAACTTGGATCAGACCGGCTTCGCATTCAAAATGGACGTTGTCTTGTCAATGTTCGATGAGGGCGTTGTCGCGATTGTTCCTGTCGATACGACAGGCGACCCTTTTCTATCTGGGACATACGACATTTTGTCAGTTCGTACTGCGAAGATCGTACAGTGGTTTCCTCGTCACGTACGAGTGTCCTTGCTCAATGAAGAGACCGGACAGACACAGGAAGTAACCCTTCCGAAGAAGGTGGTCAGTATTGTCGAAAACCCTTTTTACGCTGTCATGAATGAACCCAATTCGACGCTGCAGCGATTGATTCGAAAACTCAACATTCTGGACTACATAGACGAGCAGAGTGGTTCTGGGAAACTCGATTTGATCATACAGTTGCCATATGTGGTTAAAACACCTCAGCGTAAAGAGATGGCACTCAAGCGAAGACAAGAACTCGAGGACCAACTGGCCGGTTCCAAATACGGCGTTGCTTGGACCGATGGAACCGAGCGCATCACACAATTGAATAGACCTGTCGAGAATAATATCTGGACCGAGGTCAAAGATTTGACTGCCATGCTATATAACCAGCTTGGCATGACGGAGAACGTATTTAACGGATCTGCTGACGAGAAGACCATGAAGGATTACTTCTCTAGAACTGTCGAACCGATACTGAAGGCTATTTCAGATGAAATGGAACGAAAGTTCTTGACCAAGAATGCTCGTAGCAGAGGACATGCCGTACGTTTCTTCAGAGACCAGTTTAAGCTTGCTTCTCTGTCTGAAATCGCAGAGATCGCGGATAAACTTATCAGTAATGAAGTTGCTGAGCCGAACGAGGTTCGATCGGAGATTGGCTGGAAGCCCTCTAGCGATCCTAGAGCAGATCGGCTTGGTAACAGAAATCTGAAGAGCAAGGACAATGGACTCGGAGCAGCGATGGATCCGAATGATCCATACGGTGCTTACTATCCGGCTGAAACCGATCCGGCCTACGCGCCACAGGAATACGAACCCGTTGAAGGAGGATACAGTCAAAATGGAACTTAATAAGAATAAAGCCGACTTTGCCGGATGGGTTACGCGCAATGACTTACGTTGCGCCGACGGCAGAGTTATCAGGCATGGCGCTTTCAAAGACCAGGATGGCGCAGTTGTGCCGCTCGTATGGAGTCATCAGCACAACGATCCGGAACTGGTTCTTGGTAAGTGCCTACTCGAAGATCGCAGGGAAGGTACCTACGGGTATGCATTCCTTAACAGCGGCCGAAAGGCAAGACAGTCTAAAGACCTTGTTATGCATGGAGACATAAATTCGTTTTCAATCTATGCCAACCATCTTAAGCAGGAAGGTTCCAGCGTAATGCACGGAATTATTCGAGAGGTTAGCCTGGTTTTGGCGCCTGCGAATCCCGGCGCATTCATTGATGTCAAGAGTATTGCCCACGCTGACGATCCGGACAGCGATTACGAAGCTGTCATTACAACCGGCGAGGAGTTTGATGTCATTGAACATGACGACGCCGATCATCTTGAACATGCCGAAGGAGAAAAGGAGGAACCTATGGCTACACCTGCACCTGCACCTACACCCGCACCGGCCGCAGATAATGGCGGCAAGTCTATTAAAGAAATTTTCGACACACTCACTGACGATCAGAAGACCGTTGTCTATTATATGATCGCCCAGGCGCTCCAGGACCAGAAGAATGGCGGAGCAGAAGCACCTAAGGAGGGAGAACCTGAGATGAAGCACAATGTTTTCGACACTGACACACACGAAGAGGATTTCCTGAGCCATGACGATCTGAACAGCCTTTTCACGGCATCTGTAAAAGACGCGAAGAACTACGGCGGCAGCTGGAAAGAATCTTTCATTGCGCATGCCGAGCAGGATTATGGCATCAAGGACATCAACGAGCTGTATCCTGACTATAAGAGCCTGAACACTCCTCCGGAGTTTATCTCCAGGAAGATGGACTGGGTTGCAAAGGTTAACAGCGGCGTTAAGCATGTGCCTTTCTCCAGGATCAAGTCCATGTTCGCGGACATCACCGAGGACGAAGCTCGTGCGAAGGGTTACATTAAGGGCAAGAAGAAGAAGACCGAAGTCTTCACTCTGCTTAAGAGACGCACTGATCCTCAGACCATTTACAAGCTTCAGAAGCTTGATCGTGATGACACCATCGACATCACCGATTTCAGCGTTGTTGCATGGGTACGTCAGGAGATGAGAACCATGCTGGACGAGGAAAAGGCAAGAGCAATCCTGATCGGCGACGGCCGAGATGCAGATGCTGAGGATCACATCTCTCCTGATCACATTCGTCCTATCGTATCCGACTCTTATCTGTTCACGGTCAAAGTTCCTGTAAAGGTGAAGACCGGCGCAACCGGCGCAACACAGGCGAAGGAGTTCATCGACTCCGTCATTCGCAGTCGCAAGCAGTATAAGGGCTCTGGCAATCCTTCTCTGTATACAACTGAGGATATGCTCACTGAGTGCCTGCTTCTCGAGGATGGCATCGGCCACAAGCTCTACAAGACTGAGCAGGAACTGGCGACAACTCTTCGTGTGAGAGAGATCGTTACGGTTGAGCCTATGGAAGGTTTCAAAGTTACTTTCCAGACCGAAGACGAGAAGACCATCGCCGACAAGCCCCTCCTTGGCATCATTGTCAACCTTGACGACTACAGAGTAGGCGCAGACAAGGGCGGCGAGACCAATACTTTCGAGGACTTCGACATCGACTTCAACCAGTACAAGTACCTGATCGAGACACGTTGCTCAGGTGCTTTGGTTAAGCCTTTCAGCGCAATGACTGTTTACCTTGACGAGCAGCCTGCACAGGGCTGATTGTTCGCGCATAGCGGAAGGAGGCGTTTCGAATGAATAAATTCTGGGGCACGATAGGCTTCGTGAGACAGGTCGAGACGTCTCCGGACGTTTGGACAGAAAGCGTCGTAGCAGAACGCAAGTATTCTTGCGAGAAAGTGCGTAATGGTTCCAGATGGCAAACATCGATTTACCCAACGACTATCGATAACATGGTTCTTGATAACCGAGTGAAAATCCTTGCCGATCCTTACGCGTGGAACGAAATGGCTTCAATGCGTTATTTAGTTCGCAACGGGTCAAAATGGAAGATAACGGCTATCGAAGAGGATTATCCGCGATTGATACTGACACTGGGGGGATTATACCATGGCAATTCTCAGTAGAGTTGAGTTCGGCAAGGCTCTCCGTATGTTGGAGGCTGGTTCACACACATATTTTCAGCCGCCCGATGGAGCACGCATCGAGTATCCATGCTTCATTTACTCTAGAGACATAGGGAGAACCGCGAACGCGGATAATTTGAAGTATATACACACTGATGGGTATAGCGTTTTGTACATCACAAAGAACCCTGACACAGAAACCCCGTCGAAAGTTATGAACGCATTTCAGTATTGCAGAGACGGGAAACCTTACGTGAAGGATAATTTGTATCACTTCCCTTTCACGATTTATAACAGATAGGAGGAAATAACCATGGCTAAACTCACATGGGATAATACCGGTGAACGATACTACGAGACTGGCACGGACAGAGGTGTTCTGTACCCTGCGCTCAATGGCACATATCCTAAGGGCGTTGCTTGGAATGGTCTGACCGGCGTGGACGAGAGCCCCTCTGGCGCAGAGGAGTCCAAGTTCTTTGCTGACAACATTAAGTACCTTGGTCTGCGTTCTGCAGAGGATTTCGGTGCTACGGTTACAGCATATACATACCCCGATGAATTTGCAGAGTGCGACGGATCAGCCACTCCGACTCCCGGTCTGTACATCGGTCAGCAGGCTAGAAAGATGT